CCAAGACGAGCCACGACCTGCTGGTGACCCAGGTCCAGCGTGTCCTGATGGGCACCGCCCCGACTCAGGAGCTGGCTCTGGCCCAGCCCGTCAAGTTCATCGCCTTCCCGTGCATCAACTACAACCAGCTGTACGCCAAGGGCTCGGCCGGCGCCGTCGACACGACCCTGAAGACTCAGGTGAACGGCGTGGACGTTGGTGAGGCCCGCCACCTGTCCCACTGGATCGACGTGCCCCAGTACTACAACACCCAGTGGGGTTACGTGACGCCCAACACCACCGCCGCGGGTCTGGGTACTGCGAACGTCGCGATCATCTCGTACTGCCTCGACACGGCCAAGCTCCAGCCTACCGGCACGCTCAACTTCTCCCGCCTCGACACGTTCCGCATCGTGGTGCCGCCGTCTCTGACCGGCGGTCTTTCCAACCTGGCCCCGGTCATCAACTACCCGACGCCGTACCTGTACGCCGTCAACTACAACGTGCTGAGAATCCAGAACGGGCTCGGCTCGTTATTGTATGCAAATTAGATTTTTTCTGCATAAAGAATACACACAAGGAAAATTATGGACGGGTTCAAAAAATGCGGTTCATGTGAACGGGGTCGACAGAAACTCGATCAATTTTTGGACAAGTTCGGTCGAGATTGTTTAACTTGTCTCAAATGCCGAATAAGAACAAAAAGAAATCGCAAACCACGCCTAGAATCAGTTCGTCCGTGTGGGATGTGCACGAAGACTTCTTCGTTTAACTTCCCGGGACAAACTAATGCAATCAGATGCGTTGAACACAAAGAACCTGGAATGATCAATGTCGTTCAGAAGAACTGCGAGCACGCCGAGTGTATGAAACAACCTTGTTATAATTTACCAACCGAACACTTTGGTAAATTTTGCGCATCTCATAAAACACCTGATATGGTGAATGTCAGGGAACGGCGTTGTGAATTTGACGGGTGCATCAAGAAGCCATTTTATAATTTACACAATGAAACCAGAGGGCGTTTCTGCAAGGAGCACAAGGAAGATGGTATGATTGATGTTCTCAGTGATTCATGTCGGAGTGAAGATTGTAATAAAAGGGCGACTTTTAATCACTCGGGTCAGGGGGCAGTGTTTTGCACAACTCACAAAGAGGATGGAATGATTGACGTGAAGACGCGCCGCTGTGAATTCGAAGATTGTATGACCATTCCAGTGTTTAATATAGAGGGTAGTAAACGTGGTATAATGTGTTCGGAACACAAGAAAGACGGAATGATTGACGTGATAAATCCGCGTTGCAGGACGTTAATGTGTGACGTCATTCTCTCGCATTCCAAGGGTTATTGCGCTCGTTGCTATGCCTATATGTTTCCGGATGAAAAGCATGGACGTTTTAAAACCCGTGAGATGAAGCTCAAGGAATATCTCATAGCTCAGTATCCAGACAAGACGATCACACACGATAAACGCGTCGAATGTCATTTGTACCGCCCAGATTTTGTTTTTGATATGGGAAGTCATACGATCTTGATTGAATTGGATGAAAATCAACACAAGTCGTATGATACGTCGTGTGATAATAAACGGCTCGTGAGTATTTTTCAGGGTCTAGGGTCGAGACCAATGGTATTGTTACGCTTCAACCCAGACCGATACGAGTCGGCTAGGGGATGTTTCAAAAAGGACGGAAGCCTCGTGGATAATGGGAAGGAATGGAATACCAGGACGGCTATTCTCAAAACTAGAATAGACCATTGGCTCGCCAATCAGCCCGAACGTGAAATAACAACAGAACATCTTTTCTTCGATACTCTCAGGGGGTAACATGCAACTCTGGCACTGGCTTCTCTTGCTCGGTCTCGTCTTTCTGGTTTCGTACAATCCGCGCACGGGAAATCTCGGTAAATTTTTTGGTCCAGAAGTATCAGTAGAGGGCCATGTCGAGTCCTCGAGGGACTCGCGAGAGGCACAAAGCGATAGCAATCCCCGTGAGCGTAGTGAATGACGTCCAGCACTTTTTGATCGTCCATGACAGGCGGTACAAAGAGTGGACTTTTGTGACCGGCGGGTGTCGCCGACGCGAGGTCTATAACCCACTTCGGTGTGCGGTTCGAGAACTCGAAGAAGAAACACGTGGTGTCATAAACCTGAAGCGCGGTACCTATACCTACTTCAAGTTTTCGACGGACACTCCCGAACCTAGGGATATTGAAGATGGAGTCGACGTAGTGAATCATTATCACGTCTACGTCTTCGACCTTCCCATGACTTCGATCGAACATCGGCACATCGTCCGAAGGTTCACGGACGAAAAGGAGAAGATGGAGTGTTCCCAGGTTCCGTTCCGCAAGAATTACGATGAAAATGACGATTGTAAATTCGAGAACCTGGCCGAGATTAGCCGCCGGCCCAATCTCTGGCCCATGATTCGTCAGCACGTCATCGGGAACCCTGAATTTCTCCAGGCTCTCGGGTCGGCTCACAAGACGCCGTTCAATTTGCGTTGTTGACGGACCAGTCGCGCAGCGGCTGTGACGCGGCGGTAGAGAGATAAATAAGTTCTACGAACTTACCAGAGATGACTAAATCCAAACTGGAGTTTGCGACGGAACTCGCAGCCCTCCTCAATGATGGGTCCGACCCACAGAAGCTCGCACAGGATATGACGATGCGTAAATTGCTTTATGAAATTGAGCGTCTCGAACAGGAAGCCGAGGCGGTCAAGGCCGAGCCCGAGCCCGAGGCAGAACTGCCCGCCGCCCCGCCGCCGCGTCAGAAGCGCCCCAAGCCCTTTTGGGCCTGGCTTACGGTCGACTCTTCGGATGAAGATATTGAGTAATATAAATGGACCCAGTGGTAATCGTTAAGACGGTCCTCAAGAACGTGTCTCAGAATGCGACGGCCATAGATATTATAAGACAAATTACATACTTGACGGGTACGGATCACCCCAAGTCCCTTTATGTCCTCGGCGAGATTCTGCGTGTAAGCGAGCCAGTCCTCGATCCGGATGTTATCCGTCAGCTCAAGGGTTTGATGAATGAGGGGCTCGTCCACCTCATCGCCGAGGAGATTTACGCCGTCTCGAAACCTAGATGCTGCGGCCTACTTTAAGATCAGAGGCGCTGGAACCCTAATGGAAAAATGGCGGGTCCCGAACGGACCAGGAACCCACGTCCTCATGGATGGCGGGATCCTGTCCGTCCCACCCGAAGATACTCTCCAATTTTACGAGGCATGCATTTCTCTCGTGAATTCTGGAACTAAATTATACGTCGTCGAGCAAAAGACGGAGCTCTTCAAATTCTTTGTGGACTTTGACTACAAGGCCCCGGAGAAATTGGACGATGCTGAACTTTTGCAATTTTGTTCTATAATTCAAGGAGCCGTACCCGGTCGGTGCGTCATAGCCCGTGCCAGGGTCAGACCGATCGGCGAGGGCCTTTTGAAATCTGGGGTCCATATCCATTGGCCGGATCTCATCGTGACTCGGACCGAGGCTCTTAATTTGAGATCAAAAATCATCACGAGTCTCGGGGATGGACCCTGGGACCAAGTGATCGATGCGTCCGTCTATGGCGGTTCGGGTCTCCGTATGCTCTGGTCCCATAAGAAACCTGCAGGCGATCCTTATGTCCCATGGCGCGACCTCGACGGCCACGAGTTTTCCAAGGCGCCGAACGTCGAGACGCTCGCGCTCTTTGCGGTCCGGACGGACGAAACCACCCGACCGGCCGAACTTCTGCAGAATACGGCCGGGCTCGAGAGATTCGTCCAGAGATATCTCGAAGGCCAGGGGCGCGCCCGTATCAAAAAGGTGCAGAGAAACGAGCACGACGGATGGTTCGCCCAGACCGACTCGAAGTGGTGCGCGAACATCAAGCGCGAGCACACTTCGAATCACGTCTGGTTTTCGATTCATTCAGGACGGATCTCGCAAAAGTGCCTCGACGAAGAGTGTCGCGAGTTCCAAGGTCCAAAACTTATTCTTCCTCCATCAATAGTAGAGCAACTCGAAGATGTTGCTGTTGTGGGTAGTCCTTCTTCTGGCTTTGTTATGGATATTTTTCCCAATGGGTCAGGGTGTCAGATTCAAAAAGTACGAGGCGAAGGTCCATCCCTTCTCGGGCCTCGATCCGGAGAGTTGGGAGCGGTTCCAGACCAACATCCACACATTCGAACGATTGGTTTCGACGTCCGAACTTGAGGATGCGGCCGGGGCTTTGTACGGCGCGGTCGAAAACGTCCGGGACATAGGACTTGGGCTTCGCCGCGCCGACGACGCGCAGCACGCCGAAGAGATCAATCGCATCGCGGATGAACTCGGTTACGAAGGCGAATTCATAATCAATCAGAATGCTCTCAGCCGAGGGATTTACTTCTTCCCTAAGTACTTAAACGAATCGATTGTGGATTACCCAGAAAATGCCCCAGAATTGCGAGACCGACCCGTTAAATCCCACGGCCAGTGAGCCGGAGGCGCCGACGACGCGCACGCGTTCCGGCCGCGTCTCCAAGCCTCCTACTCGCTACGAGCCTGTAGAGCAGGTCGAGGACGATTACGCCCCTGAGGACTACGACAGCCACGAGTCCGATTGCGACACGGACGATTCTTTTGAGGACTCTGACGAGGAAGATGACGAAGATGATGCTGATGACGATGGCAACCTTGACGGGTTCGTCGTACCAGATAAAAGCGAGAGTGACTCAGATAGTACAGAAGATGACGGAGAATCTGCCGTTCCTGACCGGAAACGCGGAGCACCCATCAAGAAGCGGCCGACCCCAGTCGGAAAGCGAGTGGCCGGCAAGGGAGGACCAGCCGCCAAGTAACTTTCAGCTGATGCACGACGAGCCCAAAACGAAGGTGGACCTCGGCGACTTTTTCAAGAATACGAATCCGATGGCAATTCTTCTATTGGGAATTGTCATCGGCGTCATTGTGGTAAGTATGCGCCCTATTGTAATTCAGCCTAAGTAGCCAAGTCCGTAGGACTTGTGAGTCCCGGGACCCCGCAGGAGAGAGTCCCTTCGGGACTCTACTCAGGTTACCATATAAAGCGGCGCGCGACCCGAACTCGAGTCGGCGCCGACAAAATTGCCTATAGGCCCCGTGCGGTTCTTCTGCACGTCCTCTTGAAGGAAACCAAGCCACGGATTCTCGCGAGTCTGTGTCTTGGGCTCCATATCTCTAAAGACGTCATACTGATTGTCGTACGCCGCGACGGGCTGTGATATTCTGGCCGGCGGCTGTGGGAAGCGCATGTACGCCATAAAGAGTAAGAACATGACGATCAGAATCGCCAACAATTTAAAAAACATTATATTAATTAGCGGCGAAAATTAC